TATGAAGATCAAAACGGAATAGATGATTGGTCGGTAAAAACAAATTGTGATTTTAGTGATACTATTTATAAGTTCGGTATTCACTCTTTTTTTGCCACAGAAGGGGATAGGGCGCAATTGCGAGGATCGTCTAATGGTAATGTTGGAGAATCTCAAACATTAGGGGCTTGGTTTTTCTTCTCAGAAGAAGCCGGGGGAGATGTGGATACTTATTGTAATATTATGCTCCTCTATGGTGCCACCCCCGGCTCTGCTGATGCTATTGTAATTGATTTATATTACGATTCAGATAATACTTGGCACATAAGATTTCGTGTTATGAAAAGTGGAGCAACGGTATTTTCCTATTTATTTACTTCCGAAATTACAGAAAATGAGTGGAATTATATTGCATTTTCTTATGATAAAAATGAGGATATATTGTCTTGTATTGTTAATAACGAAAAATACATATCCCCCGTAATAGGAGGAGCTTGGGACACTCCGGATACAATGTATATCTTAGTGGAAGCGAGAAACAGTTCGGTAATAGGTGGAACGGGTCCAACTATTTCTTTTTACATAGATGAGCTTATTTATTATTATGATAATTTTTTAAACACAGACATATTGGTTCAACACTACAACCACAATATAGCATGGTCTACCACTTACGCCTGGGCCGATATCCCTATCAGACCTTACCCCGGGGGACGGTGCTATTTAGATGCTGATACTTTAATAACGGGTCAACTTGCGATCACGGGTGTTTCGAAAGCAAGGGCTTATCAGAGTGCGGCACAGACAATAGCCACTACCACCACCACAAAAGTGAGTCTTCAAACAGAGTCTTATGATAACCTTTCAGAGTTTACAGGGTCAAGGTTCACTGCAAAGCAAGCCGGAGATTATATTATTAATGGACAAATTGCTTTAGGTACTCCCGTAGCGGGTAGATATATAAATATTTATATCTATCTTAATGGAGCGCCTATAGCAATCAACTCAAGTCATACGTCTACGACCACTTACTGTAGCGCATCAAGTAGTACAATGGTTACTTTAGCTGTTGGTGATTATATAGAACTTTATATCAGACATAATTGTGGAGGTGATGAACTTATGATTGCAACCTCTGCTCGTACTTTTTTAGAAGTTCATAGGTTGAGTTAAAAGGAGGCATTAAGATGCAAGGAGTTGAATTTACCAAAGAAGAAAAAGACAGGGTACTTAAAAGTCTGGATTTAATTGCTGACATGAAAACAGAAATAGCACTTATCAAGCAATATATTAAATCCCGTACAGATAAGACGAGATTTATTGTTCCGACAATAATTTCAATAGTTTCTGTCATATGCTGTCTTTATGTTACATTCATAAAATAATGGAGGAATTATGAAATGGGAAAACAATTTTTTAGTTTGGCTATTTATAGCAGCATTACTATTGTGCTTATCTTACTTTGCGCATTCGGATGGTGGTTATATTACAATTCCAATAGAAACCTATCAGACGTTACAGACAGACTTCGAAGTGCTAACGTTACAGTTCAGCGTATTCAAGATGGCCTTGGTAGACTTATTGAAATATCCGGGATTGATAGAGCAACTCATATCGCAATACGAGGAGAGCTTAAACGATCAGAAGAAAATAACCGAAAACTTGAACGAACAAACAACGATCTTAGAAACATCAACAGCAGAGGAAGAACAGATATTAAACGATGCCTCGGACTCTTTAACGACTGTGAAAAAATATTTAACCGACTCTATCAAAATTATAGAGCACTCAGGAAGGAATCAGCTCCTTAAAGAAATTGGAATTGGAATTGGATGCTTTATTGGGGGAATTCTTACAAAAATATTGATAGATTATTTAAGAGGGGCTTGACTTTTGGATAATCTTTAATTAGTATATAAAAAATCGGCAAGGATAAATTAAAGGTAATTTTCTGGGGTTGCTCTCCTTGCCGAGGTAGCCCCTGATGATTACCTTTTTTTATTGGAGAGGATAAAATAAATGAACAATATGAATGAAATAAATAATACCGGGTTAAAACTTGGAGCCTTATTTGGCTGTATATTTTTATCTGTAGCCTTTTTTTCAGTTATGCTTTATTTTATTTTTTCAGTCGAAGGAGTAATGGTTGACTCTGAAGTTGAAGTTGCCATTCCGTTATGGACTGAAATCGTTCTTTTGGCTGTGGCCTGGGTTCTTGGAGGATTCGTATTTGGAATTTTCGTACATCTTACAAAAGCCTGGACCCTTGCTGAATTGGCCGCGCAAACTCAGGCTGTATCTATCGCGGAACATGGAATATATTTATTTCAGGCAAGAATTAAAGATCTAAAAAAAGGAGATAAGAAAAATGAAGATTAAACGTAAAGAGATATTAAAATTGTTTTGCGAAGCTTGTCCTGCCCATCCTTGCAATATTAAACCAGATTGCTATCATTTTGATGATTTCAAAAAAGCCCTTGAAGAAAGTAAGGTTAAAGCAATTAGCCTAATTAAGTTATGGGAAATTAAGGATCTTTGTAAAAACAGACGTGCGTTAGAACATCCTTGTTTTGGATGCCCATACGATGATAAAAAAGGTGAATGCAAGGCTTATAATAAATATATTGCTAATAAGAAGCCCGGTCAGCCAATAGCTCCTCGAGACTGGAACCTTCCTCCTCTGGAAAAGAAATGAAAAAAAATAAGAAAAAAATTCACCCATTAGTGTCTCAGATAAAAAATGAAAAATTAAGACATGTGGTGGAAGAAATAGTTCAGGGTGACGTGAATGATCTAACTCCATTAGCCCTTGATAATCTTATTGAGGGTATCCTGGAATTACAGAAAGAAAGGATGGTTAAATAAATGGGATATACACAAGATTATGTTACCATAAAAAGAAAAGAAATAAAAGAAATATTAAAACGTACACAGGAAAGTATTGATAGAAAAAAGTTAATAGCAGCCTGTGAAAGCGCTATGAAAAATCCTAAATTCCAGCGAGATTATTATAAAAAGGGGAATACCTATTGTAATCAAGGAAGTGAATGGATTTTAAAAAAACTTGGATATAATACTCAATTCTTCTATTCGTATTGGGAAGAACGTAAAATACATATCGTAACCACTGCGAATCAGATTTACGATAAATGCCTTATTGCAGAGAAAGCCGGGATGTTAAAAATAATAGATGAACAAACCGCTCAGGAATTGGCATGGAAAGGAATCCCCTCTCTTATAATCGCTAAATCAAAAGACCCTAAAAGGTGGGGACATGTTACTGTAACTTATCCCTCTCCAATAGGAGAAATGTTTCTTAACTGCAATATTGGATGGGAAAATCTTATTTGCTCTCCATATGACTCCCGGTCTTTTGGGGGTGGGGAATCTTATCTCACTGATTACATTATTTACCAGGTTCCTAAATTTTAATTAAATATTTTTAATTATTTTGCATATTTTACTTGACAAAATAATTTAGTTGTAATAGTATATATAATATGGAAAAGATAAATAAGAATATTAAGAAACAAGTTAAGAAATGTTCGGCAGTTGCTATTGATACAAATGTCCTGGCAAGTTTAGAAGCGTATCGTAATTCACAGGAAATTAAACCCTCGAAGATCAATATTATCAATAAATTAGTTAGGGATTTCCTTAAGAATAAGGATTGAAACGTTTTCATTTATGTTTACTCCTAAGACGGGCGATTTATCCAGGCGGGGCCTTTCGTTGATTGGTACCCGCCAATTCGCCTACATGGTAGGGTGTTGTAGTTGGTAACATACCGGTCTCATAAGCCGGAGTTCGTGGGTTCGAGTCCCACCCCTACCCAGTGAGAGTACTTGAAGCGGTAAACTCTCAGGGGAGTTGTGGTGATGGGAGTGCATTCCCCGGAATAGCTTGCGACCGAAAAACGTACCGTTTCTGACCAACTGGGAAAGTCCGGGTAAGGCAGTGGCGAAATAGAGCAGACGCAAATGCGAGTGCCACCCTAGACAAGGTAAGGTTCGCAGAGGATCACAGCTAAGAACTGCCCCGTCCGTGCAGGTTCAAATCCTGCCTGTCTTAACATCCCGTAAATTGACCAATGTTAAACTGCTGGGATTTGCAACCCGGCAAGGAGGGTGGTCAGGGTGAGTATCCACTTGTTGATGGTACAGTCCCTTTGCTTCGGTATAGGGGATCAGTCTTTGAGAGAGACGTAGAGAGGGTTTCGGTGACATCGCAGTGCATTGCGGTTAGCTCGGTTCAATTCCGGGCCTCTCTGTAGCTTCAACCTGGTTTCTCGCGGAATCGGGCGGGTAATCCTCTCCGGCGTGAGGGTGCGCCATTCTAAGATGAAGTGAGGGGATAAAAAGCTATAGGCAATAGCTTTGGTATTAGATAGGGGAAACGTTACGTCCGGGAATGGTTAATGTCAGGGAAGCGCGCAAACCCCGGGACCCTTTGAGCTTAGTGGAAATTGAAGGCCGAGTGCTCATTTATGAGATACTGACTGACACTAAGCGAATCTTTTGTAGGTTCGAGTCCTGCTATCCCTGTATTGTGGTGGGTGCAGCTCAGTGGTAGAGCGCCTGACTGTGAATCAGGGGGCCGCCGGTTCAAGCCCGGTCCCTCACCTTATGGGAGTATAATCCGTAAGTGGCAGCGGGACTGACTGTAGATCAGTTGTCTTCGGACTCGGGTGGTTCGACTCCATCTACTCCCAATATTTTATAGGAGGGAAACAGAATGACAAAAGAAACTTTAGAAAAAGCTAAAATATTGGCAGAGCGTATCCATAATATTGAAAGAATTTTAGAAAATCTTAATAATAAGTATTTTGGAAGCGCAGAGGGGTGTGGTGACTGTAAAGATTCATGGATTGTAATAGCACATGGAAATGGAAGTGTTTCTGAGACTATAGTTACTGATAGAACTGATGTTATATCTATTAGAAATACGGTAGTTGCATTACAATTAAGAAAGCTTGAGCAACTGCAAAAAGAATTTAATGAATTAAAATAAGGAGTAAATTCATGAGTACAGACATTAACAGTGTTGTATTAGTCGGGAGATTAGTGAAAGATGCAGAGCTGAAATACACAAATACCGGGATACCCGTAAGCAGATTAGGGCTTGCCGTCAACCGGAAGAAAAAGGTAAATAATCAGTGGATTGAAGAGGCTAATTTCTTCGACATCATTGTTTGGGGGAAACTCGCTGAGGTATTACAGCAATATCTGTTGAAAGGTAAACAGATCAGTGTCCAGGGCGAGTTAAGACAAAACAGGTGGGAGAAAGAAGGAAAGCCACAAAGTCGGGTAGAAGTGGTTGCAATCAATATACAGCTACTCGGGACCGGGACTGGACAAGTTCAGAATAATCCCCCACCACCGCAGTCACCACCTTCAAGGCCGCCATCACAGGGGAATTTGCCTGATGCCCTGGATGACGATTTTATGAGCGAAATTCCATTTTAATTTAATAAGTTTATTTTATGGGAGGAAAACATGGCTTGGAGATGGAAACCAATGAAAGAAGTAATTGCAGACTTTATGAACGATGAATCTATTGGTCCTGTTGAAAAGAATTCTGACATATGTTTTCAGTGTCAGAAACCAATAACCGATGAAACAAAACACCTTCATGGAACTTTAGGGATAGGCCCATGTCAAATTGATGAATTGTATAAGGTTGTTAACTTAAGCTGCTCACATACTCGGGAAAGTAGACGTATCTATAATGAGAAGTATGTGAATTACAATATTGGTGCTTATCGTAGGGAAGATGGAACCTTGCATATAGATAGGTGCGAGGATCAGTTATTATTTTAACCGTGGTTGAATAATTGGAGAAAAGCATGAAAAAAATAAAACAAGCAGAATTAGTCCAGGAAGATACCAGTCACTTGCAAGATTCTACAGAATTGCAAATAACCTTTCCCGGGGAATCGACACAGAAGGAAGTGTCTTTATTGCAGGTTATTGCGGCGGCGGTTAAAGATTCCACTTCTGTAGATGTAATAGAAAGGATAATTGACCTTAAAAACAAAGAAGAAGACCGGGCAGCAAAAAAAGCATTCTTCCGGGCCTTGTCGAAATTCCAATCTGAACTTCCTGAAATCGAAAAAACAACTATTGTTTACAACAAAGACAGAGTAACTGAAAGATATCGTTATGCTAAAATTGGACAAATTGTAAAGCAAATAAAAGAGCCAATGGCAAGTAATGGATTATGTTTTACTCTTTCTCATCAATTTATTGAAAAAGGAATTAATATAATTTGTACGATAAGTCATATTGATGGATACTCAGAAGAATCAAAACCTGTTTTCATGCCTATGGAAAGTCCGGACTTTATGAAAATGACTGAACAACAAAAAATTGGTACTGCACATACATACGGAGATAGATATGCTTTGTCCGGGGCGCTCGGGATAGTAACAATTGATCAAGACATAGATGGTAATACAGACAATTATGAAAATGATCCGGGAACCATGAAACTGTACCGGTTTGCAATTGTGGGGTTGTTATCCCTCGATGTGTTTAGCGATGAAGATAAAAAGAATTTCAAATTAGCTGTCCATAAAAAAACACTAATAACGGTTGCAGATTATAAAACCTATTATGAAATGACTTTGCAGAAAAAAGAAAAGAGAAGTGCTGAATTGAAAAAAGCACTGGATGAAGCCGTAAATGAACCTCAAAACAAATCGCCTCTCACTGATAAAAAGCCTATCAATCCCCTTCCCGTTATGGAGAACCAACCTCAAAAGGGAGAGCTTTTTAATCTATACGGCGAGGAAATTATATCAAACAATATTAATCAAATCGGAGGGATTATAAAAGTTATCCCGAAGGTTAATCTCAATACATCAGATGAAGTTTCAGGTTCAATGCCTGAAATGGATATATTTTAAAACAGAGGAGTAAGTACATGAAAAGTATTTTACAGCTTACAAAAGAAGTGAGAATCGCAAACCAGGAAGTTATTGATATAACAATTGATAACGCGGAAAAGTTTTCTATTGCCGAAACGGTAAGAAAAAAGTTATCCGGACTTAAAAAGGAAATCAAGGAATATTTTGACAAAACCTTAATCCCTGCTAAATTAACAGTCAAGGAAGCCACTGCAACCATGAAAGATTTTACCGGAGTAGTAGAAGCGTGTGAGCTAAACCTAAAGGAGAAGCAAACAGTATATATCCGGGCAGAGGAAGTGAAAGCAGAGGCTGAAAGAAAGCGCCTACAGAAGATTGAAGGTGACAAGGTTGAAAAAGAGCGCCTTGCAAAAATCGAAGAAGCCGAGAAGGCTAGAGAAGAACTTGCGGCCTCCGGCGCTACGGTTGAAGAGGTCAAACAAAAAGAACAGGAAATTGACACCCTTTACCAGACTCCCCTGGAAGTTAAAACTGTTAAAGTAGAAGCCGCTTCCATAAAGGCCGACATGCGGACATTTAAAAAGAACTATTATGCTGAGGTTGTAGACATAAATAAACTTGACCGTAAATACATGATAGCAAACATGCCTTTACTCAATTCAATTGCAAAGGACCAAAAAGAAAATATGAAAATTGATGGAGTTGTGGCAAAATTTAGATAGGGGGAACCCATGAAAATTGATTTTAATAACGTAAGAAGAAAGGCTATAGTAGCTTATTGCAGATTGGTGTCTGCTTTAAATAATAGAATATCAGAGGATAAAGTTATTATACACGTTTCAGAACTTGAAGACGCGCATCATTTAAGACAAGCGCTTATTGCAATAGCCTGTACTTACGAAAAAGGAGATGATAATTTTAAGTGTATTTTGGGTGATAATGATAACATACCAATTTTCAACGAGAAAGAATAATCCATGATTACAATACATACCAAACACAAAGCCGGCCTTACTTTTGGTATACCCTCTTTGGTCATAGAAGGCTTGGATGAACTTTTTGCAACTGCTCACAAAAAATATGACGGTAACGTTGTGTTAAAAATAAGCCTTCCTCATAGACCACGAACTACAAAAGAGGATTCACAAAACCATAAAATCCGGGGGGACTGTAAAGCTATTTCAGATCAGTTCATAAAACATGACCCGAAATTCACCCCTGGATTTGTCCATTCCATGCTTAAAGCCTTTGCGGTGAAAGAGAAATATTACCCTTTTATCAAAATAGGAGGGGAAATCATCCCGGTATCCGAAGCTGATTTATCAGTAGAAGAAGCGAGTCGTTTTATCGAATACATAGAGTTGTTTTCCGATGAAAATAACTTATGGTTAGTCCGGAAGGATAAAGAAGGTACTTACAGGTCTATTGGGGGAAGAACCCGGGAAGAAATGGAGGAATACAAATGATTGATGAATTATTTCACACACCAAATGAAATGCCAGAATATGATAAACAATTATTATTACAACGAGAGAACGGTTTTTATAGTCAATTATATTATTGGGCCATGTCTGTTGAATCCTTAAGACGACATTTTAAAAAAAGTTATACCTACCAAGGGCCAGTCATTCGTTGGTGTTATATCGACGATCTGGATAAAATTAAATGACAGCAGCACAAAAGAGAGCAGGGAATAAAAAGATAGATAAAATGTTCTTTGATAATGACGAAAGGTACTGCCTTGTTAAGCTCCCCGGATGCACACTAAGCCCCATAACCAGGGCGCATAGGCATAAAGTAAGCTTTTACAACACTCAACTTGATAAGTTTCATGCGAAAGATCAGGTTTTACCGGCATGTCTGCCTTGTCATATGAAAATTGAGCAGGATGCAAAATTGACTGAAAAAATATTTATGAAAGTGAGGGGAAAAGAGCGTGTATAACTATTATTACTTAATTCTATTTTTATTCTACACATTCGGTCATGGCATCCCTTGGAACTTCCCGGAATGGGAGTTTTCAGAGAACTGTAAGCGGGCCTATTATAATCGACCCATATTAAAGCCCACTTCTTTTGTCACGGTCCCGGCTATTGTGAGAAAGGAAAAAATGACCCCTGCTGTACAGTTTAAGGGGTGGAAGGGGGAGAGATGAAATTAAAATTATATGTGTGGCCGGAGTTTGAGCCAGATCGGGAAAATGGAATCGCATTTGCAATAGCTCATAGTATAACAGAAGCGAGAGAAATTATAGTAGAAAAATATGGTCGTTTTGATCGGTGGGGTACGGTTAACATATATCCTCTATCCCAAAAAATAGGGTTTGTTGTTCAGGGGGGGTGGGTGGTAAGATGAACAAATACACCTTTAAAACCCAGGATGGCAAAAAGTCTATCACTGTGGAAGCAAAAAACTACCCACTTGCCCTTGAGGAATTGACGATTGAAAAGTTCCGTCAAAAAATATTTGACAAAATGGAATTTGACGATTGGGTTCAGATGGGTTATGAAAAAAAAGAAAGAAATAGAGCAGAAAGAATTAGGGTTATTTGATGGAGAATAAAAAGATAACGAAAGAAGAGCAGGAAAAAATATTGTCTACATATTTTAATCAATGCAGGCAAATAACTCGACAAATGCCAAGTAATAAGGATTTTTATTACATCAAAGTAAATTGTGGCATTTGTGGTACTCCTCGACCTTTAACAACATCCTATAGATGTTATCAGTGTGGTTTATGGATTTGTCCAAAGTGTGCAGGAAAGCACTTTGGGATAGATAAGGCAAAGCTGCCTAAATATATAAAAACAGGAGGTACATTATGATGTAATACAAGTATTTTTTCTACAATTCAAGCCCCCTTACTCGCATCAAGGGGCTAATTTAAAAAGGAGGTATTAAGTGAAATACGAATACGCACAGGTTAATATTAAAAATATTAATAGTGGTGCTATTACAGAACTTTTTAATGCAGAATTGCCAAAGGTTCTGGAAAATATCGCTGATGATAACACTAAGCCTGATGCTTCCAGAGAAATCCGTCTTATAATTAAGATAAAGCCCACCGGGAAATACAGCAGCCCTCTTCTCAATTCCTTTTTCGGCTCAGAGAAAGTTTGGGAATCCCCAAGTGTGCACTTTTTGAAGCAGATGGCGCTCGATGGAAGGATGAAGCGGTTTACGGGATAGCGAAGTACTTGCGGACAGAGATGTACGACAATCAGTTAAAGTATCAGATTATAAAGTAATTAAGTGGGGTTGTGGTGTAAATGGCAGCATAAGCATTATCGGCGTCCGTAAGGTATGGGTTCGAGTCCTGTCAACCCCACTTTTATTTTACAATGAACCATTTCTGTGACGCCACGAAGATGGTAAAGGAGAAAGATATGGATAATAAAGAAATACTTGAAGAATTGCAAAAGGCTTTACTCTCCTGTGAAGAATATGATACTCAGGAAAATCGAAAAAAAAGTCAGTTTTTTGATGCTTATAGGTACTCTATTATTGAAGATGCGATTAAGCTTATTTTAGCTAAGGCACAACCATGACAAACAGCCTTTTCCCATCCAGTGAAACAAAGCCCCTCATCCGGTCCTATTCGTTTGACCAGGTGTCTATTATCCGGTCAATCATCGAGCTTTATATACCGGCCGGTAGAATTGACCTGGACCCGTGCTATAACCGGGGAGGGTTCTATAAGTCCGGAGAGATAAAGTTGCCATTCTACAAGCTTGATATTAACCCTATTTACGGGGCGGTTGGAGATAGCAGAAACTTACCCTTTCAGAATGAAACAATCGGGAGCACAATCTTTGATCCTCCCTTCCTTACTTATCCGGATAAAAAGAAATCATGCAAAATGACTTTATTCGGATCATTCCGGACTTATAAAGATTTACATGAAATGTATTATTCTTCCTTCCAGGAGTTTTATCGAATAATGTTACCGGCCAGTATCTTGATTGTGAAATGCCAGGATAGCACTATTGGCTCTAATTTCGTGTCGGTTGTTACGAAAAGCGTAATAAACCCTTGTGAGGAATTGGGGTTTAGGCAAATTGATATGTTTATTCTGCTCAGTAAGCAGCGGATTGAAAATAGAACTAAAACTCAAAGAATGTCAAGGAAGTATCACAGTTATTTTGTTGTATTTAGAAAAGGAAAGAGAAAATGTCATTAAATAAACAAAAGGGTAATATGTACGGGTTTGTGACTCATACGTTCAACACAATCAAGGGCGAATGTCCTCACGGCTGTACATACTGCTATATGAAACGATTCGGAAAACAGAAGCCCCCACACTTGGATGAAAGCGAGTTTAAGACAGACCTGGGAACCGGGAATTATATCTTTGTGGGAAGTAGTATTGATATGTTTGCAAAAAGTATTGATAATTCTTGGGTTGATAAGACTTTAGAATATTGTAAAATATTTGATAATCAATATTTATTTCATACAAAAAATCCAAAAAGATTATTTAAAAAATATATCTTTGGGGAAACTCCTGTAAAATCAAATTTTATAACGACAATTGAAACAAATAGACATTATGCACAAATAATGAAAGATTCACCCACCCCACAAATAAGGGCTAACAATGCCAACTGGGGTAATCGAAATGATAAAATGATAACAATAGAACCGGTTATGGACTTTGATATAGAACTTTTTGCTAAAATGATCCAGAGAATAAACCCTTTTCAGATTAATATAGGTGCTGATAGTGGAGGAAACAACCTTCCTGAACCATCAAAAGATAAGCTGCAAATTTTTATATCAGTGTTGCAAGGGTTGGGGTATAATGTTCATCTTAAACCAAATATTGGGAGGTTGTTTAAGTGATCTTAAGATTGGAGAAATAAATGAGTGAATTAAAGTGGATTAAAATATGTATTGACATTTTCGATGATGAAAAAATTAAAATTATAGAAAACTTACCGGAAGGTGATACTCTCTTAATAATCTGGTTTAAATTGCTTGTTTTGGCTGGTAAAAAAAATGATTCAGGGCTTGTTTATATTACAAGAGACATCCCATATTTAGATGATACTTTAGCAACTGTAATAACAAGAAGTAACGTGACTGTCACATTGGCGTTACAAACCTTTGAAAAAATGGGAATGATTGAAAAAAATAACGGATTAATAGCGATAGTTAATTGGGAAAAACACCAGAGTGTTGATAAAATTGATGAGATAAAAAAACAAAATAGGATTAGACAACAAAAATACAGATATGGCCAAAAATTAGAAATTGGAGCTATTTGCAGTTATTGTGGCAATAAGGCAACCGGGTTTGATCATATAATAGCAATAACAAAAAACGGAAAAGACACCAAAGAGAACAAAATACCCTGTTGTATTGATTGTAATAGACAAAAAAACAATCATGACCTTGTATACTTTTTAAATGAGCTGATATCAAATCGTAATGACGAAGTAATAGGACTCAATAAAAGGTTGTGTGAAATTATATTTTTTGATTCAAATACAAAAAAATATTCTTATAAAAATAACGTGACAGTCACGTCTAAAAATAACGTGACAGTCACGTCACGTCACGCAATAGATAAGAATAGAATAGATAAGAATAGAATAGATAAGAATAGAATAGATAAGAATAGTAACAAAAACCCCGGTTTAAAAAAACCGGTTCCACCTGTAGATAATGATTTAAAAGAACTTAAAAAAAATGTAAGTGAATTTTTTAGAGAAAAATCGCCACAACATTTCCAATGCGATAAAGATTATGCTTTGCAAGGGAAATACGTAAAAGACTTATGTTTAAGGGCACAGGAAATAAACCCAAATTTTGACGATCAAAAAGCTTGGCTGAAATCTATTTTACACACGTTCTATTTAATTTGTTCCGGGCAGACAGGAAAGAAAACTTTAGATTTTTTAAAAGGGACTCCGTATGTCCCCTCGCAAATGTTATCCAAGGGAATATGGACATATGTTCTTCAAGGAATGGAAACAATACACAAAACAATAAATCTTGATGATGTGGAGGATTTACCATGATAAAATTAACAGTAGAGCAGTTTTTAATGGCAATAGTAAAATATTACGGGGAATATGAAAATCCGCACGTAAAAAAAGAAGTAGCAAAATATGTAAGCTCAAATTATACACCCTCGGAATTATATCGGCTTTGGAAAAAAACTCAACTTGGATATTCAACGAAATGGAGGGTAACTCCTGATATTGCCATTTTTGAAGAAATAAATAAAAAACACGGGATAATAAGTTTTATAAACGGAACAAGAGTTATCTCTGAATGTGATACCAAGAAAACCTTAGAACCTCCGGAAGAAGTGGAAGACTTTTCCGCTGATATAGATCTTTTAATGCAAGGATTTAAAGCAAAAGTAATTAGAGATAAAAAGGCAAAAGAGTAAAACGATGGCAATATTTACAGTAACGTGGGGTGGTTATTATTCCGTTGAGGCTGAGTCATGGGAAGAAGCAAAGGAAAAATTTATTTCATACGTAGAAGAAGAAGAGATTGATTCTTACGGGAGAGACCGGAAAGATTTAATTGAAGTAAAAGAATAGGAAAGGAGTAAATCTATGAAATGTAAAGGGTGTAAACAACAGAAGAAGGCAGATAACTGCCAGAGGTGTTATTTAGATGCTATGAAGCTTTGTGAAGTATGGGTAAAAGAGCTTACAGAAAATAAGAAGATTTTAATTGAAGTGTATGAAATAATTAGCATACATCATCTTTCCTCTCTGGATAAAGCTAAAAAATACATCAGGAGGAAAATAATAAATGGGAGAGATTAAGGTTGTAACGAATAATATCCTGCCAATTGCAGGATTAAACAAATATCTTCATAAGGATTTAGCAGATGCTATTTATGGGGCTCTCTTTTATTTGAGGCTTGGTTTTTTCCAGCACTTCGAGAATTATAAAAAAGTTAAGCACGAGCTTGGTCCCGGATGCTATCTATATCTTGATAATCGCCTGGGGATTGCTTATGTAGGGATGTCCGGAGAAATGAAAGGGAGATTATACGACCATAAGGATTACAAGAAAAAAGATTATTCAAAAAGTGAGATAATTGTAATCCCTACCAGGTCTAAAGCAAAAGCAAAGCAAATAGAAACAATAATTGGCGCGCTCACCCAGGACACCAACGATAATGTTATTACGACATTTCATGGGAAACATGGAATAATAAAAAGATAAGGAGATTTTTATGAAGACAAGTTGGCGAAAACTTTATGAGGAAAAACTCATAGAAGTTCCTTCTAAAGGGGACTTTGAAAAAATTATAGACGTTCCGGGAAGTGAATGTTTAAGCGTTCAAAAAGTTGAAAAAATGAAGAAAGACAGAGAGATCCTTCTTCTTATGGCTGAAAAACAGAAATATCTTTCTGATATTCTGGTATTGGACACGGGCCAGGGAACTTTCTTTTGTTCCCGGTTGAGAAGTAAAACCGGAAAAATAAAAGATGAAAGTATTGTTTACTGTGACAATACTCATCCCCCTATTAAAGACTACGGGAAAAATCCCTGGCGGCCATTATCTATCGAAGAAGAAGAGGATAACACAATCATTACGGAAGTGTGTGATATGGGAAAAGGTATTGTCATGAGAAGAATTCGAATTACAAAAACTCAAATGTTCCAAACACTTTGTTATGCTCTTAGCGTTCACCCGATGCATTACGCAGATGGGACTTATGGAGTGATAGGATGAATACACCAATAACAAGTTATATTAGAGACATGATTTCTCATGAAGAAGAGATGCTAGATGATTTACGCTCAAAAGTAATTGAGCTAAATGATCATTTGAATCCTATTAGGATCTATCCTGATGAATGTGAAAAAGGTCCAGTGCCAATAGAGGAGAAAGAAGCACGATCTCCTATTGAAGAACAGTTAGCTTCTAATAGCTGTATTATAAAAGACATAATAAATAAAATTCAGGATATGACGTGTAATTTAAGATTATAACACAAACAAAGCAGACTGTATTTATTATGTTAACGAATACAGTCTGCTTTTTATTATGTTATAGCTATCTTGATTTCAACCTGCATAAAATCAATAATATCCAGCCTAATATCAGAATCGGTAAAGTAAAAAGTACCCAGGCCCAGGCGTACATAGGGGATGCCGCAAAGTCGGTTGAAAAGAAGGCATAAATAAATATCCCGTTACAATATCCCCAGGGAAACCCAAGGTGAGCGTAATATTTATGGATCCCGCCTTTGTATGGATTGGAGATTGCAAAAAATAATATAAACAAGCACAGGAAGAAGAAGAACTCAGATAGGAATCCGGATATCATTACATGAGGAGAATTTTCTGTTATCTGGCACGTGTTCCATCCAGTTATAATTCCTTTCTGCCCGTCTATCCGGGCAGCGTTAACATGCCCCTCCTCATGGAGGGGGGCAAAGATTATCGTACAGGCAATTACAAAGCCTACGATAAAAAGTATGCAAAATAGGAAGTTTTGCCGGGAATCACCCCTGTCATCATGGTTTTTTGAGATCATAATAGCTCCTTTATAGATGATTCTATTTTAGATTCATCCATTTTTTGGACACAATCAATCCAGTCTGACAAGAAAAAAGCCTGCGCATAGTAAAGATGATTTATCTTAATTTTTAGTGTAAGCCATTCGGTATCATTTGTTACTGCTTTAAGTTGAAGTAAGATTTCACCTCGCCCGTAAAATCTTTTATTTGGAAAATGAATTGCAGAAAGTAATAATCTCAGCTCATCTTCCGCAAAAATTTTTTTAAGTTCGTTGATAGTCGCGTATCTGATCCAAAACCAGTGATCTATCATTCTATGACCGGCCTTATTGAGATTGCCGTATATTTTTTCTAATTTTTCAAGCTGGTTCCCTCTGATCTTGATTGATAATGTTTTTTCTTTAGTCAATTTTTTCTCACTCATGGCATCCTCTCTTCATCTTTAATTGCTTTTAATAATAATGATTGAAACGTTATTACTTTTGCCCCTGCCTGTGCCTCTGTCCGTTCTGCTGCCCATCCTGCTGCACGGGCTGCTGCTCGTGCTGACCATGCCGCCCCTGTCTGTACTGCTGCTCGTACTGCCTCTGCCCGTGTCGCCCCTACTACTGCCCGTGCCGCCCCTACTGCCGCCCGTGCCGCCTCTACTACCCATGCCGCCCTTGCTGTTACTACTGCCCGTCCTGTCTCTGCCCTATCATTAAATTGATCTTTTCCTGATAGCCAATTTTTAGCCCATTTCACAAATGATTTTTCTTTATATATTTTTAATATACAAAGAATAGCAAATCGTACTCTTTGATGTAAAGTAATTACCGGAACGTCTATAATTCTTATAGTAGTAAGAGATTTTACTCCTACTTTTAATCCACTATTGATGATTTTTTTACAAGTTGTTTTAGCTTCCCATAAAATCGGATCTGTAATATTAGCATGTACAGGATTCATTATTACAGCTAATTCAGGGGATTCGTAAGCATGAATAAGATCAGAAGTACACAGATCATATCTTTTCCCTTTAACTTTATGAGTTATTCCAGGCCCCCATATTATTTCGTTACTTTCTCCTTTCCTTGTTTTGTTATCCTGAGTTGTAAGTTTGTATAATTTCATCTCTGATTCCTCCTTTTTATTTCTAATACCCTTCTCATTGATATTAGATTTTTTATCAATTCATTAATTCCCTTAGCAACTACAATTCTCACATACTTCGTAGCACGGATTTTTGATATCCCAGAGGCAAGCATTTTTTTGTATGCCTCATTCGGGGTGTCACTTCCTCTAATTATGTCAATTGCTTTTGACATTTCTTTGAGTTTATGAGTTGTTTTCATTTCCCACCTCCTTACCCTTAACCCTGGGCGCTGGGTATTATGTTTTAATGGCCATAGCCTTTTTCTCCAAATTCAGGTCTTAAATTAATTATAGCATTTTTACATCTGAATAATTTCTTATCGTCGTGGAAATAGTGCAATTTTCCACTTCTTATGTTAACACAATTATAAACTTGACTTTTCTTTTTCCCCAAGGGAATTTTTACGGTTTCAATTTTCATGAAAGTTTCCACGGATGTCTTTAAATCTTCAATTTCAAATATTTCGCAAATATTTAATTCCCCAAAATAATCACAAACTGTATACCAGAATTCATTTATAATTTTCATGCTTTAATTTCCTCCTTACCCTTAACCCTGGGTACTGGGTGTTTCTTCCCTATCTATATTGAGATAGATCTCAAATTTTGAATCGTTTCCGCAATCATCACAACCTATAATTGCAATATCAGATAATCTTACGGACCCAGTTTTAAGTAATCGTTTAATTTCTTTTTCTGTTATATCTAAATTATAAGCTTCCATGCTTCACTCTCCTCTACCCTACCCTGGGCGCTGGGTGTTATGTGTTAAAAAAATTATTTAAAAAAACAATTGATTTTTCTTTGTTTTCTATAATTTTTTTAACATTTTTTTGTGCTTCTTCAAATCTTAAAATAAACATATCAATATATTTTATCGCTTGCTTTGTTTCATTTTTAGAATTGAAATCAGCAAATAAAAAAGCATTCCTTATCCTTTCAAGCAATATTCTATCGCCTAAAAATGATGCATCTTCCTGAATATCAAATCCTTTTGCCATTTTATTTTTCCTCTGCCCAATACTCAAAGGGAATATTATTAACAGTTGGGCGCAATATATTCCCTTCATGCAGGACTTCAAGTATTTTCTTTTCAGTCCAGGTGTCATACCCTTTGAGCAATTCGAAAACCTCTATTTTGTTAATTCGGTTTTCTATTTCAGTTTTTAGATTTTTCTTATAATATACATATTTCATGATTCTTTCCTTTTGCCCGGACTTCGGACCCGGCGTGCGGTTTACATCCCCGAAGGGATGCCGTCACCTTAATATCAAGCTATCTTCCACCACTGCACTTACTTCTGTGATTCTTCCGTCTTCAAGTTCTACAGTTGCCGTGTAGGTAGTATATGTAATTAATCCGTCAACACTTTCCGTATAGGATTCTTTTTCTTTAATCTCGGTTATCTTATTGATAATAATAATTTTCCCTTGCATTTTTACGCCGTTTAGTGTATAATTCTTTTCATGAAGTTTCCCACGTCGGGATAATGCTTGTTTGAAGTCTCTCCCCCATGCGATGGCACTACTCCACTCGGGAGAAAGGCGATATTTGTATACCGTTTCTGTTTTCTCTCCGGATGCGTACCAGTCTTTTCTTTCTTGAATTGACATTCCGGCAAGTCTTCCGTCTGGATGATATAATTGAGTTTTAATTTCTTCTGGATCTATCTTGAATCCGTTTTTATTGGAAAATAATTTATCTTTGCGGATAACTTTATTTTGCAGTTCAAGGGATAATTGCTCAAAGGTCACATAATCCCGTACACGTTCCGGCATAGGCTTTTTGTTCGCCGTTCTCTCTGTGGGGTTATCGCTGTTTTGGAAGTCGTTAATTTCCGGGTATCTTTTCAAGCATTCCCGGTATCCGATATCGTATGAGAAAAGAAACCCTTTTCCCCCTCGTTTGATTTTTTCGACTTTTTCAGCATGGAAGAAGTGGGCCGGATCAACTTCAATCCCTTCTACTGATTGACCTATCACTATAAGCCCGGTTACTTGTTCCCTGGTAAAGCCATGATCGACTCCGTGACTTAATTTAGCTTTTATTGGTTCCATATAATTACTCCTATACTCTAAAATTAAACAGACAAGATAGTCTGTCTTAAAGTTTTTCTTCAATTTTTTTAAGGGCTTTTTCTGCTATAGCTTTTTTCCCTTCTAACCAATCAGCTATTTTTTCAAGCAAACCTTCAGAAATTGCTTTAGAGAATCTTAAAGCGTCATGTCTTGTTATATCTCCCGTACAATAAGCTAATGACCTATTATAAGGATGATCTTCCCAAACGTCTTGACTCGGGACAATAAGTGTCCACCTGGTAGTATCTTCTGTGTCTATTTTAATCATGCTGTAATTTTCAGGGAGTTTAATTTCTCGAAACTCTCCTGGCATAGGACTTGTTACATCTTCGCAATAAGATTTAAGCTGTTCTACAATCTTTATTGCCACTTCATTACAAGCTTCTTTCAATTTTTCAGTAACCCTGGAAGTCTCACTTCCTACTCTTTCTAATCTCTTCAAACTGTTAATAATACTATTGTTTTGTGACATTATGCCACCTCCTTAAATTTATTGCCTTCCGGCTAAAGCCAGCCGGGGAATCGAACCCCGGTAACCGCTCTGGCTATCTGTTTCCATTTTTAAATCTAATTTCTATAAGTTCACTCATAATTCCCCCTGTTCCTGGAAACTGTAATAGCCGTTCCCGGAAATTATCACATGATCAAGTACGGATATCCCCATTACTTTCCCGGCTGCTTTCATCATTTTAGTTACTTCTACATCTTCGTAGCTCGGAGTGTTATTCCCGCTTGGATGATTGTGAGCAATTATAATCGACTTCGCGGAGTCGATAATTGCAGCCCGGAATACTTCTCTTGGGTGAACTAAGCTTTTATCAAGTAGCCCTTTACATATTTCATGCACGTCTATTATCTTAAGAGACGTGTCCAGGGTAACCACAAGAAAATACTCTTGCTTTTCATTCGCATAGCCTTCTATGTAAGGTATGATTTTGTTTGGCTTATCAATTCTCACTCCCTTAGTAGGGATCACTGCTCGGAATGCCGCACGGATATCTTGTACAGAATAAGTCTTTATTATTTCATTTACTCTTTCGTAGTTCATTCCGTTAACTCCTGGATTAATATTTCTGAATTTATTACATGATCTTCAAGTAAGTTTGTTATCGCTTTTAAACGTGCAATTAGATTTTTTTCTGTTTTTATATTTTGCATTAGTTTGTTTGTTTTGTTTGTTTTACTCATCTTATCCCCCTTCGTGCGTTGTATGCGCTTACTACTATAATCTGAAATTGCTCACTTGATATAATATAATTGTGAGCTGCTATTATTGCGCATTGCTTCAGGTTATAGTAGTTTACAGTGTGTTCTTTCCTGGTTGCTGACTTAGTGCATATTGCATATGCCAGCAGTAGTGATGCAATGTAAAACTCTTTAGGTTTTAGTAGGAAATCTCGTTTGTTCATGTTTTACTCCTTTTGCCCGGACTTCGGACCGGGTCCGTGGTTTACAGGGCTTGCGCCCTGCCGTCACCTATGTTAATGGTACTCTTACGTATAGAGGGGCTTTAACATGGTCGTAAAGTAGTTTAGGCACTATAAGCCCGCCTTTTGCACCTTCAAACTCTACCCAATAGAAAGTCTTAGGTGTCTTTAGTTTTTTGTATTCAAGGCATACTTTCTTGTTGCTATACTCTTGAATACTTACACCTTTCAACTTTGGAGTGTTGGATTCTAAGTATTTTCCCCATGTAGTTGAGATGTTCTTGATTTTTACTGTCTTTGTAAGTATTTTGTTTAGTTTTGCGTTGTTCATAGTTGCTATGGTTGCTTTGCTCATTTGGTCACCCCTGCATATATCCCTATTAGACATAGAGCATCGTAAACCTTGGTTGCGCTCCACACTTCCGGATGTGCCATTATCTCTTGTCTAATTACGCTTGGGTTAGCTATATATGCAGATAGTGAGATATCACGGTCATACATTTCCTCACAATAACTATCCCACGGATCAATTATCGTAACCACACACTCACTCGGTTGTGGTTGTTCATTCAATAATCTAAGACATATTTTCCCGGTGTCGAGTACCTGTATTTCTTGTTGTCCAGGTATGCCTTCCAGTAGGGCTATGTGCAGCTTCCTGGCGTCGATTTTTTTTATATCCATAATGTTTACTCCTAATCAATTTATTTAGCATGTTAATTTTTATGTTTTTTACATGCTATATTTATAATATATCACATTATTTTTATATGTCAAGGATTATTTTTTAAGAGTTTCACTTATTTTTACTTAAGGGTTTCCCTTAGATTTTTAAGATTGACAAAATCTCTTTTCATACAGTATATTATCCAGTATGAAATTAAGAAAGAAAAAGAAAAGTAGGAGTAGAAAGAAAGAGACTATAGTTAAGCCGGCAGAAAGGGCGTTTGTTGAGAATTACATTGATCCGGAGAGTGAAACTTACAACAATGGCACGAGATCGGCGATGATAGCGTATAACAACGATAATTATAATTCATCGGCTGTCCAGGCAAGTGACCTTCTAAAGAAACCTAAAATTCAGAACTTGATAAGAGAAATGACCGAGAAGGCTGGTATAGGGATTCAGGACCGTGTTAATATTCTCGCCACCATAGCGCGTGGCAAAGCCATAAAGCTGACTGAAATGGTAACCAAAAACGAAAACAACGAAATAAAGTCGACTACTTTAGTCAGGAATGAACCTTCGTGCAAAGACCGGATCAATGCTATAGATGTGATTAACAAAATGGATTCAACTTACACCAACGCTGAAGCAATTACCAGAATTGCCGAGGATGAATACAGATCACTTCAAAGTGACTTATTCGATACTAAACATCAATCCGGCGAGAAAACTTAACCTACCCCCCTACATTTGCGATACAGGGTATATTATAGATTATTCACTGCCTGTCAACACTAACTAATTTAAGATCAATTCCCCCTAATTTGATGAGGTTATTTAGTGTCATTTTAGTAGTGATTAGTACACTTTTATTGGCTACTGTGAGTAGTGATCGTGCTGCATTACTGAGCATAAATAAGTGTATAGAATCCAAGTCCAGGGCCAGGGTAAATCAGGGAGGGGGGGAAGACCAGGGGTATGCGTAGGAGAGATGGCCCCCGAATGATCCCAAATAATTTTTATTTAAGTCCCTTTTTTATTAAAACATATTGACTTATAATAAAAATTGTAATATCTTCTATAATAATTAAAGAAAGGATAAACGATGAAATGTAAAAATAAGTTTTGTTATATGCACATTGAGCAGGCAAAAGGTTATTGTTCGTTATGGTTACCAAATCAAATAGAGAATTGTCCAATAAAGAAAAAGTTCGACCAACTAAATGTCCTAATTAACGAAATATCAGACTTTGACATTATGCTTGAAATTGACGAAGAATTAAGAGGGGCAATAGAAAAATTTCCGGCCTTCAATTCTTATCATGAAGGTTATGCGGTTATAAAAGAAGAGATTGACGAGTTATGGGATGAAGTGAAAAAGAAAAATCAGAATAAATGCATAATGAGGAAAGAAGCCCTTCAGGTTGCTACTATGGCAATCCGATTTATTTTAGACCTGACAAACGATATGGAAAGGGAGTAAATAAGGAGAATAATGAATGGACATAGATAAAATAAGATCCATGAGATACACTATTTCCGTTTCAGGAATGGAAGAGGAAGATTTAAGAATTATAAAAAATATTGCGGAAAAAGAAAAACGTTCCGTGTCTTTTATAATTAAAGAACTGATTAAAGTGGGATTATCACAAAGGTCAGAAAGTATATGAATAAAATAAAATTCTTTTTTAAAATGCTGTTTTGTCCAATAAGAATAAAAAACCTTTTAAAGGGTGTCACTTTTAGTATATTGCTATTTCGTGGCGGAAAGGGTATGGGTGGATCACGACAACTAAAACTAGAATATGGCCGGAGGAAGATTTTGCTCCCGAGTGGAGTGAACTCCCTGAACCTCCACCATCAATTACAGGAAAAAAACAAAAGACACTTGAAAAAGGTAAAGCATGGGTGTCCTTGATTTTTTAATTAGCGAGGATATTTTATGAAAGTAGCTGTATTATGTGAGTTTTCCGGGGTAGTACGGGATGCCTTTATTGCCGCCGGTCACGATGCAATAAGTTGTGATCTGGAACCTACAGAAAAACCAGGACCACACATTCAGAGGGATTGTAGGGATTATGATTGGTCAGGGTATGATTTAATTATTGCACACCCACCTTGTACTTATTTGTGTGTTGCTGGCCTTCATTATAGCAAAAAGTCGCAAGACAGAATGGAAAAAACAAAAGAAGCTTTTCACTTTTTTATGTGGTTGTATGAGTTAAATGTTGAGAGGATAGCAATAGAAAATCCGGTAGGAATAGTGTCAACGTGGTTTAGGAAACCGGATCAAATAATTAACCCATATAATTTTGGGATACCGGAAAGAAAAAAAACATGCCTTTGGCTTAAAGGACTTCCGAAGCTGGTAACAGAAACAAACTTACCGCCAGAGCCTATAAAAACAATAATAAGAAAATCAGGATCAAAAGTTGGGCAACCGTATAATTATTATTGGCGGGAAGGGAAATCTGCAAAAGAAAAAAGCAGAACTTTTCCCGGAATTGCGCAAGCTATGGCCAATCAATGGGGGATATTGTATTAAAAACTTAAAAACTTGACAAAATAATTTTAATATGTTATACTGAAATTAACGTTTACCATTTTAAACGAGAAGACAAAGTTGTAGAGCGTACGTTGTGCGTTTTTATACTGTTGTTTTCTCAAACAGATGTTGTAAGGAGGGAAGGGATGTTGCCGGAAGTGGCCATTCCTTCCCTCTTAAATTAAATCGGCAGGGGGATCCTGTAAAATGAAAGAATTAAAAAATGATATTTACGATGACGAAACTTTCTTTTTAAGCGTAGATCCTGAATATTCAAAAAAAGCATTAAATGAAATAAAAGAATGGCTTGATCCGGAAAATCAGAAAAAAATAAAACTTCCAGGTATTCCAGGAGTTGTTACAAAGTCCACATTAAATATAGCTTATAATCGTTGGAGAAAAAAAAATAACGTATGAATGAAATAATATTATTTAATAATTTTATTTTTTTAAATAAATGTCATTACTTTTATTGTCATACTTTTGTATCGATAAATTATTTTTGTCCTTTTTATAAATTTATTATAAATAATTCATTTAAAATAAATTGGAACTGATATTTTAATAAAATTCATTCGGCAAGGGATAAGGAACCCTTTTGGCTTATGGTTTAATAAATAATAAGCAAGATCAGGACAAGTTTAACGAATGTCTACTCGATGCTAAAGGTGATGAAAGAAATAAAACCGAGAAAAGCATTCAGGATGCCGCTACCGATTCTTATCTTAGATATAAAGCACTTACAGATTTATTTTTTCTCGGTTATCATATTTTGGGATGGAAAATCCCTCGTATAAATAAAACCTATAAAAGAAAGAGTAAAGGCAAAACTCGGATAGATCCGGTTTTTCATAGATGGCTTGCCAAAGTGATTGAGGAAGATGATGATTTGCTATTGCTTGTTCCCAGGGACCATTTAAAATCTACCTGGGTAAAATTAGATATAATTCAAAATATATTAAAAAATCCTTATGTACGAATTGGGTTGTTTTCTGTTTCTTCCGGATTAGGAAGAGATCAGTTGCAAGATATTAAAAATACTTTAGAAGCCCCCATGTTAAGAAGATTATTCCCGGATATAGTCCCACCGAGAAAAAAATGGCTTAAAACTGACCGTGATACATTAACTATGATTCGGCCTGATAAAAAATTAGTATTGCAGGGCCCTCAAATTACCGTAAGAGGTACGGGTGGTAAAGTTACCGGACACCATGTGGATATAGGATATTTTGATGATATAATTGACTTTACTACAGTTACCACAGCCGAACAAATGAAGAAAAGTGAGGATTGGTGGTCTTACCTTCAGTCTGTTGTAGAAGTTACCGGAATAAGAAAAGTAATAGGTACTCATTACCATTACAATGATGTTTATAATCTAATGATTAGAAATAAACATATTGCTAAAAATAGAATCTTTAAGAGAGCGGCTATCGAAAATGGTAAAGTATTATATAAGAGTTGGTACACTCTGGAAGCTCTGGACGATTTAAAAAGAATTCTTTCAAATTATATTTTTTCATGTCAGTATATGCTTAATCCTATTCCGGAAGAAGATCAGATATTCCCGGCTCCACAGCCTACCTTTAATCCTCCGCTTCCTAGGGATGTCCTTGGTTATAAGTTTTATATCACTTTAGATCCCGCCGCAACCACAGAGACCTATTCGGACGAAACCGGGTTGGTAGTAAGTGCCGTTAATAATATAAATCAAGTATTTGCAATAGAAGCTATAGGGATGAAGCTTAAAGGCGATAAGGTCGCTGATCTTTTGATAAAAAAATGCGTTCAATATAATCCTGTAAAAATAGGGATTGAGTTGGGGCTTCAGACTCATTTGCAGTATATAATTGATCAGAGAAAACATGCCTATGAGGTTAAACATAGAATTGAAGTTCCCATGAATATAGTTCCTATTCATATATCGAATAAGATGAGTAAGCGGGCTAAAATAAACCTTACCCTTGGCTCCTTCTGTAGGCAACGTAATTATTTTGTTTCTGAAAACTGTAGAGATTTACTTGCAGAAATGGATCACTTTACAGGGAAAGGTAATGAAAAAGATAACCTTGTTGATGCTGCAAGTATGGTTTTTCAGCTGATGGATGGATTTGCTTATAAATATTGGAATACTCAATATAGTTCTAAATCCGGAACTTATGAGGAATTATTTAAGAGTATGATAGAACAAAAAGGATATGAATGGAGAAAGGAGTTCGTGGCGTGATAATAGTTGACTTTATTTGTAAAGAATGTAATATTAAAGTAAAGGATAAGTTTTTTAAGGCAAATGAGGAATTTAAATGCAATTGTCCTGAATGTTTAAAACCTATGAATAGGATTTATACTCCTATAGCCTTTAATTTTACGTTTAAAGCAGGGTTTGACCATGGGCTGGGAGAATATGTAGATACCAAGAAAGATAGGGTGCGTATTATGAAAGAAAAAGGAGCAAGTTTCCGTGATTAAAGTTGAGACACTTCGGAAGGTAGTCGATAAAGTTTATAATTCGCCAGTCAATAAAAAAAATAGAAGGAAAATGAATCGGTATCTTAAATATTATACCGGTGAGTTCTGGTCAAAAAGAGAATTAAAAAATAAAGAAGAATCCGGTATATTTGTGAACCTAATTTTTTCCACGGTAATGACTATAGCCCCATTGTTAACAGATAATAAACCTAAAGGGGATATCAGGGCAAGACTGCCTTTTTTTCAAAAATATATAGAAAATTTTAAAGATGCCGCTGATTGTCTATGGGATATAGAAGAAATGGATATGAAATTATTTGATGCCTGCCTATGTGCCCTTATAATGAAAATTGGATACTTTAAAGTTTTTTTTGATCCTAATAAAGATGAAATGGGAGAGGTTTCTATAACTGTCGTAGATCCGAGAGAATTTGTAATGAGTGTAGGATGCCAAGATATTTGGGATGCTTCTTGGTGTGGAGAGATAATGGTAAAGCCATTAGATTGGGTGAGACGTAATTTCCCGGAAAAGGGGAAAAAAGTAAAACCCGATACTCTTGATAATGAAGTTGATTATGAACATTTAGAAGACTATGAACTTTCTTCAGAGATGGCAACTATCTATTCTATATGGATTAAAGATGATGAAGCTATGGAATATATAGAGCAGGTAGTAGATAATGGAGAGATTAAATCCAAAAAAGTTAAGAAAAAAAGTGAATCAGGGTCATGGATTGCCACCTTTGCAAAAGGATATGATGAATTTCTGGAATTAAAACCCTATAAATATAACCATAAAAAACCCCCATATATTCCTTTATATGATACAAAAATTCCTTTTAATCATATGGGAATGGGTGAAATAGACCAACTTGAAACAATAAATCTTGAGTTTAATCTTTTGATTAAAAAATTAGCAAAGCATGTCAGAATGTATGCCGATCCTAATTGGGTAATAGATGCTGCTTGTGGTTTAGACCCTGAAATGGTTAAAGAAAAACTTCCAGGGGGAGGTAATGTCTGGACAATAAATACAGGTTCTACACCTCCGGTTGCTCTTAATGGTCCTTCGTTTAATCCTTCTGGAATGGAGCTTTTAGGGAGCCTTCCAAAGCTAGGAGAAGAGGTTACCGGTGTTACTGATATTACAAAAGGTGTGGCCGGTAAAAAAGAAAGACAATCGGCTCATGAGATAAGCGCTTTATTAGAGACTTCATATACCAGAACTCGCCAAAGAATTCGGAATATAGAGTGGACGATTAAAAGAATTTATATTCTTATCATAGAAATTATGCAGGAATATTATACCGAAACTCATATATTTGGGCGGACAAATGAATCGGGACATGAATGGCTTGGAGTAAGTAATTCTCCTGATTTCGCAAAACAAATGTCAGCTCCCAGGGAAATACCTGAAGGTGAAGAAATCACCCCGGGAGATCAACAATCTCAAAAAGATTATGAAGCTCTTATTGATTACTTAACTGATAAGGATTCCGTACATGCAAAATTTGATGTTATTGTGGAAACTAATTCCACTTTACCATTGGATAAGCAATCTTTAGCCAATTTATGTTTACAACTTGCGGATTTAAATTTAACTCCAAATTCGGGGATTGATCTCGAAACGCTTTTAGAAGTGATTCGATTTCCTCATAAAGAGAAAGTTTTAGAGAGGCTTAAGGCCGCTCAACAAAATGCTATGAAAGCGCAGCAACAGAAAGGAGTCGCTTAATGCCATTACCACAACCTATAAAAAATAATCTTTCCATTTTTAATCCCACAGATATGGCTGCTATGAAGCAGGAAGGTGGATTTACTGGAAATATGACAGTAAGACAAGGCTTGGAAAAGCTTGGAATAGATGTAGACGGGGACATATCTCAATTGCAACAATTCGCGAAAAAGCAAATGGGAAATGCTAATCCCCTTACAAAAATGCAAAATATGAGTCAACCCCCTGGACAGGGAGGACCACCTCCGGGAATGCCACCGGGAGGGAATAGTGGACCACCTCCGGGTGGAATGCCACCTACGGGTGCCCCACCCCCTACAGGACAAGGTTTAGCAGGACTCGTAGGGAGATAATATGTTTGTTGAAGAAAAAATTACCCCCTTTGGAAATCAGACCTCTCTTGGACTCAAAACAGGGTTGTCAACTCCTTTTGATGTTCATTTACAGTGGTTTGGTGATGATGGTTCCGATGAAGGACAAGGTAATCAGGAAGATGTAAGCGATGAAGGACAAGGCGATCAGGAAGATGTAAGCGATGAAGGACAAGGCGATCTGCCCCCTGAAACTTCACAATCTTTTTATGAATGGGAGGAACCGGATGGCGAGGGAAAGAAATACACTTTTACTTCCCCTGATGAATTGAGTAATTATTTAAAGGAAAATCATTATCGAAGGTCAAAATTCACGCAAGATATGCAAGGTCTGGCTGAACAAAGAAGAAGTTTTGAAAATGATAGAACTTCTTTTCATTCACAAAGAAGTGAATTTGAGGAAAGGTATAAGGAATTACAAAAATATGATGAATTCCTTAAAAAGAATCCGGCAATTGAGGCGGAGTTGAGAAAAAGAGCAAGCCAGGGTGCTTCAGGAAAAGATCTTGAAGCGCAAATGGATGCTTATTTTCAAAATAAATATGGAAAGGATATCGAAGATTTAAAGGCGTATAAGTCAAGGGAATTACTTGCGAAACAAAAACAGGAAGCCGAAAATGCCTTGAAAGCTAAATATCCCGAGTATGATTCTACTAAAGTTCAGGAAGCTTTTGATAATTTACAACGTGGCGATTTATCCGTTTTGCTTGAAATGTTACATTTTTCAAATAAAGGTCGATTATCGCCCGTAGAATTAGAAAAGAAAATATTACAAAATCAGGCCAAGAAGAAAAGTGCGGGTCTTATAACTTCCCAAGGAAATACAAACTCCTTACCGCCTAATGCTTCAAAAACAATTGATGAAGCGAGGGCAAAGGCGTATAAGGAGTATTCAGGAGGTTAATTATGGCTTTATCAGTCAGCGAGGCAAATACTGTCTCGGATAAATATTACGATAAAGTTCTGGAACAACAGTGCTACGACGACTGCGCTTTTTACCAGAAACTTAAAAAAATGAAACATGTGGTTCCCGGCGGAACCAAGATTACATGGCCTTTAAGGTATGAACAGCTTGGTAGGGCTGACGCGGTTGGGCCCAATGACCGGGTCATTTATGAGAAAAAGGCAACTCGTACACAGGCTCAATTGGATTGGAAATGGTATCTTGTTGATGGTTTAATGACATGGCAGGAAAGAACTGAAAATACAGGACCGCAACAGATAATTGATCTTATTGCAGATAAGTACGAAGAAATGAAACAGGACATGGATGAGAGGTTTTCTAAAGACCTCTTTACGGAAAATCCTAACGGAAAAGGTTTTTCGTCTCTCGCGACAATTGTTGACGATACAGATACTTATGCCGGGATAGCAGTCGCGGATGCCCCGGTTTGGGCTGCAATTGAGGACACTACCACTACCACCCTGGCAATTGGGGGTGGGTCAACGACTCTTTTAGGAATGATAGGCAGGGCTACTTATGGTAAGAAAAAGCCTAATTTTCATCTTACCACGAAATTATTGAGAGATAAATTTGAAATGCTTCTTGAACCGAAACAAAGGTATACATCAGATGAAATGGCCTCTTTAGGATTTTCAGATACTGTACTGATGCATGGAGCGCCGGTAATGGGTGATCCTTTTTGTACAGATAATACCTGGTATGGGTTGTGTATGGAGGTTTTTTATCTTCTTTACCATCCTGATTTCAACTTCAAAACCGATAAATGGTCGGAGTTAAAGCAGGCCGGACTCCCCCATCACTTGGCAAAAGTTCTCTCATGGGTAGGGAATATCAAATGTAAGAACAGACGGTGTAACTTTAAGTATACTGCTCTTGATCCAACACTGTAAGGAGGTACAGATATGCAAACACAAGCTTTTGAACGTGAAGGTGCACAACTTTATGTACCTTTTGCAAAAAAAGAAGATACAAACGGGAAAGTCTGGGTAAAAATAATTGCCCATGACGCGCTTACGGCAAAAACCTCTTATAAGGTTATCGTAAATGAATATGGATATGTGACGGCAGCAATGACAACGGCAGCAGCTTTTTGTTATATTGGGGTTCCGGAACATGCTATTGACAGCGGAGCTGAAGATTGGATACAAATAGGAGGATACGTAGCCTCTATGATTACCCCTTCACTGTCTGTAAGTGTCGGACATGCTCTGTGTATTAATAATGGAGTAGTGGCAGACAGGGGAGCCGATTATAGTGGTGCAGGAACTGAATTTGCTATTTGTACGACAGCAAGCACTACTTCTACAACACAGAATGTAATTCTTATGCCGTATCAGATATGGGATAGATTCCATAGTATTAGTTCGACTCTTGAAACGGATGGTTCGGTCTGGAAAGCCGGGGCAGGTGATGAGTTTGCTCCAAGCGCGAATACTATTGTTAATGATACTGCTGATGCGAAATTTGTTTCTCTTTGGTTCGATAATGGTGCGGCAACTGGAACTGCCCGTGGAATGTACTTAAAATTATACTTAACAGGCGGTGCCGGTGGAGAAGCTTTAAGGGCTTATTGTGTCACTACTGATGATACACCTGCCGATACCTGTAATGGCGCACATATTTCTCTTGGATTTGGTGAGACAACAGGTAATATCACTGGACTTGGAACTGCCGGACGATTTACGGTAATGGTACCTGATAGAAGTTTAGGAGGTGGCGTAGCAGCTCTTCAAGCAGAGTTATGGGCATGTGGCGACTCAAGTGCCTGCGGTGGAATCTTAGCACATATCAGATTTGTTATAGACGGGAGTGCTACTGGTATTACTGCCCTTACACAATCCGCAGGATGTGTTGCTTTTTGGTTTGACGCAGGATGTGTTGATGCTACAGATGGTGTAGTAGATACGAATAGAACCGGTACAACTTGTGCGGGAAGTATCAAGATATATATCTCTGGCGTTGGTATGCGCTGGATGAAATATTATAGTGACTAAAATAAATGAGGGCTGGGGGTTGCCGGAAACGGCCCTCCGGTTCCTCAATTTAAAGGAGAAACAATGAATCAAGTTATAAACTTAACAATTACGGAGAGGTTGCATCTTCTCAATCTATCTCCCAAAACATGGGATATCGCATTGTATAACTTAAGAAAAAAGATGCTTGAAAAACTTTCTTTGACAGAAGATGAGGAAAAAATAATTCAATTTAAAAGAGGTGGGGATAAATATATAGAAAATAATGAAGAGTATATCGTACCTTCTTCAGAGGTAAGATATCTCCCCATACCACTTTCAAAAGAAATTAAATTTTCTGATTGGGAGTTTGGGTATTTTAAAAAAGAAATTAAAAGACTTGAAACTGAAAAAAAGTTAAATGAAGTTACTACTCAACTTTATTTTAAATTCGTAGAAGAGGAGAAGGAATAATATGGCAACCGCAACTATAACACAAACTCCCGACCCAAGACAGAATACTAATTATAGCCTTCTGGCACAAATGGCGCGGGATTTAAAGATAGAATTTGGAACCATCTTATTTGATGGTGGTACGTACTTAGATGGAGGCATAGCCTTTGCTCCAAAAATTGGCACGGCAAAATTGGTAGCACTTATTCTTTTACCAAAAGGTGCTGATGCAGGTGGCAGGATATTCACTTATGATTATACCAATTTCAAGATACAAGTTTATGAAGCGGGAACTGCATCTGCTTCATTAGATGAGCTTGATACCGGAGCAGATACTTTAAATGAAACACTCGAATATATAGCTATAGGCTATTAAGGAGAAATATTATGGTAGGAACGCCAGTACAAGGTACAGATGTTTTAGCAGCGGTAGGTACCGTGGATATTCTCCCGGCAGCCGGAGCAACCAGTCGGTATCATATTGACAGGATTTTAATAAATATCAGTGTTCACCAAGACACGGGTCTTGTTTCCGTTACCGACGGAACTACAGTATTTGTACCTCAAATACTTGCAAAAGATGATAACGGAGCCTCGTTTGTTTTCGATTTCGGACCGTATGGATGGGTAAGTGCTCTTAATGCGGCAATTACACTGGTAGTGGAAACGGCAAATATAGGATGTGGTTGTACGGTAATGGGAAGAAGAGTGGATGGATAATGATAGGAACGCCAGTACAAGGTACAGAATCTTTACATGGCTCAGGTACTGTGGATGTCCTTCCGGCGGCCGGAGCAACCAGTCGGTATCATATTGACAGGATAAATATATCTTTTCAAATGTGGATAGATCCTGCTTTAATTTCTGTCACTGACGGGACTACGGTATTTGTACCAGAAATTTTAGGAAAAGATGATAACGGTATGGATTGGGTTTTTGATTTCGGACCGTATGGATGGGTAAGTGCTTTAAATGCGGCAATTACTTTGGTAGTAGAGACGGTTGATTTAAAATTTACGATAACCGGTTGTACCGTTACGGGAAGAAAGGTTACTGATTGATGGATTTAGAAACCTGTATTGCAAAAGCGAGAAGATTAGCCAGGGCAACTACCTCGGGTATTAGCGATAGAGATGCTGTTGATTGGGTTAATAGCGCTCAGAAGAAATTCGCAAAGGACGTTCACGGGCTTACGAAGGAAGAGTATCTTTCTTTGGCTCCAAGATTTGATATCCAGGCAAATTTTGCGATAAGATTGACTATTACCGGAGGTACTAATGCCCTTGCGGCTACAGATGTAGTTATTTGTGCAGCTTCGTCATTAGATCAGACAGGTACTCAGGTTGCGGCAGCTTTACAGGTAGCAATTCTTGCTTTAGCTCCTACCACCCTTACAGTCACTTGGGATTTATCAGCTTGGAAATTTACTATCGATGCTATAGACAGCACTTCCATTACCCTTGCGGCTCCGTCAAATATTACCTATATAAATGCTTTGTCTTTACTTGGATTAACGGCTGAAGAAACGGTGAGCACTGAAGTAATAGGAGATATACCGGAAAACTGTAATCTTGACATTTCGTTACCGAATGATTTTTTATCAATCATTTCAAACCCGGAATGGGATGGAGAACCTTTATATCCGGCCCCGTGGTCTGAATTCATATCCCCGCTGTCTACGGGTACTCCTACTCATTATTCGATAATGGGAAAGCGATTAAGACTTAATCCTATGCCTTTATCTCAAAAAATGCTGCATATCTGGTATAAATATATACCGGAAGATTTTGTGGAAATATCCGGATATCAGGAATGCGGGTTAACCACTAGGACGTTGGTAACCGAAAGTGGCTTAACGGCAGCTACGCAGTATTATTTTAAAGTGACAGTCGAAGGAGTTCAGGTTGAATATAATATTACTACAGGTACGACGACAATTTTTGCTTCGATTATAACTCTCATGAACACAGCATGTCTCGGAATATGCACCTGGAGTCTTGTAAATGGGGATTTGCGATGTACTTCAGATAATACTTCCGGGTCTTCCTCAATCGTATTGGCTATTGGTACTACCGGAACGGATCTTTTTGGAACTCTTACAGGATGGACTGCATTTGAGGATTCTGTCCCGGGTGAGGCCCTTGATGATCTCGGAGTCGATGATGAATGGGCTATGGCTATAGTGTATTATACAGCTTATTTAATGGCTATGGATAATTTTGAATATACCGTAGCTGATAGGCAATTTGTAAATTACAAAATGGAAGTAAATAATCATATTCTTAATATGGCTAATAATAACACAAAAATCGAACCTCCATATGATATCGAACCTCCTCTTCCGGAGGTAATACTTTGAAAACTATTGAAATAAAAGATTTTAGAGGTGGTTATTTTACAGATATTCCTTCAGAACTACTTCAAGATAATGAACTCTTAACCGCGGAAAATTGTCAGTGGAAACAAGGGGGTATAACGAAAAGAAATGGTATATCTATTTATGATGCTACGGATTTTTCTGCTATGGTGGGTCTTAAAGGCGGAATCAGGGCTTTTATAAATTCTACCTGGTATACTATTATTGCTATAGATGATGATACTAGTGTCCGTTTTTATATTGGAACTACTACTACTTTTACGGAAATAGATGCTGCTTTCGTGTGGACGAAAAGTAAAAATGTTGAATTCGCAGAGTTACTTGGTGAAGTCGTTGCAGTTAATGGGACTAATAAGCCATGCGTGATTCGATATGTCGGGGCTTCTGTTACAATAGAAAACCTGGAAACTTATGATACCAGGTTAAGAAATAATGTCAATTGGTGGGCCGGGACGTATGATGATGGGGCCGGAACATATACAGATGATACCGTGAATGCTCAGGATACAGGAGTAGATGATTTTCCCTTGACTACGGTGGCAAATGATGCAAATGATGGCTGTTACATATCATGTGATTTTACGTTCAATTATGTAATATTCAAGGTGGCAAATCAAGCTGCCGGTGCTCCCGTTACTGTTTATGAATATTGGAATGGATCAAGCTGGACTGCTATTACCCCTACTACTGCCCCGGTATGGACTGATACTGACGGGGACAAAGTTCTAGAGTTTGATATTCCCCTGGATTCGGATGGTATACTTTTATGGAAGATATATTCAGAAGCGGAAACTACGGACGGTATTGAAAATAGATATGTATTACGTATCAGATTTTCAACTGCCCCTACGAATAGATTTCTTTGTGATTATTTAGTCTTGAAGCACACTCAATATCTTACTCAGATTCTGGCAAATGGCAGACCCCATGCTATATTATCTCATAACGGTCAATTATTTCTCGCGGAAAGAAATGTGGTTAATATGTGTATACCTTACCATGTAACCGGATGGAGAGAGGGTCAAGTTGAATTTTTTGCAGAGGGTGGGGCTAAAATCATGCAAATGGTATCCTTTGCTGATACTCTGGTGGTTTTGAAAGAAAAAACAATTTATACATATGATACTAATAATCTTATGTCCCCAGTCAGATCCAGACCACTTACTTCAGTGGGGGCTATTTCCGAGAGATCGGCTGTTGTTATTGGTGATGTATTGTTTTTTGTCGGAAAAGATGGTGTTTATTTATGGGACGGGGCAAAAGCAATTTCCGTCAGTAATCATATAAAAACAGATATAGATTCTTACACTTTAACGAATGCCTGTGGTATTTTTTATAACGGAGAATATTGGGTAGGATTTCCCACAAATAGTATTGTTTTAACTTGTGATCCTGATACTTTCAGAAGAGGTTCTATGGGAGAGGGAAGAGCCAGTTTTTATAAGTTTACGGGTTATAAAGTAAATCAGTTTGTTTACAATAATGGTGAAGGAGATAATGGTATTCTCCAGGCAATTATTGACCAAAACAGTCCTTATATAGCTCGGTGTGATTTGGGAGTTACTGATAACATTACCGGCGCCGCTGCTATAAACATGACTGTAGAGACTAAATACATTTCTCCAAAATTCCAATCAATTCATTTTTGGGGAAGATTGAAACCTAAAATAAAACAGGTAAGTGCGGCTACTGGAGCTATCCATACGCTTACCCTTCAATCAGAAGATGGTACTGTTTCGGTTCCCATTTCTATTCGCGTATCAACAGGGTCCGGTTATTATTCGGAAGATATTTCAATCCCATATACTCTCGATGGTAAGAATTTAAGTATAAAATTAAATCATAATTTACAAACTTCGGCAGGACTTATTGGATACGCTTTTGAAACTAAAGAAAGGAGATTTTAAATGTTTGGAAGTACTTTATTTGAAAATAAAAAAGATGCTTTTCCTGGATTAGACTCTCTCATGAAAACTAAAACTAAAGTTAAAGGTAAGACTTCTTTTCAATTCCAACCAACCTTAGTAGACCCTTCTAAAGTTAACCAGACAACTTTAGTTGATCCTTCAAAAACTAATAGATTAGTATCGGACACCGAGACGGAAACTACTACTGATTTAAAACCCGAGGATAAGCCACCTCTTACTCAAGAAGAAATAGATGCTGCTCTTGAAAACTTCCCATTACCTTTTGGTCTCACTTTTAAAGATAAGCTTGGGGACCCGGAAGCAAGAGAATATACAACAAAATGGATTACGGCAGAGGATCTTGAGCGTTTAGGATTAGATGAGTCTTGGATAGGACTTCCTTATTCCATAGGGTATACTGATGAAAATGGAAATTGGATAGAAGAAAAGGAATTATTATCCACTACGGCAACCCAGTTACATGATTTAATGAACCTGGAAAGACCGGAGATTTCAAGTCTTGTTGATTCGGCTCCATATCAACAAATGACTGATTTACTTGCTCAAATGAATGGTCCCGTGAGTGATGTGGATGCTATTGCTAATTTTGAAGCTCAGATAGGAATGAATCCGGGAGAGATGGCTACTACTCTTGGTGCTATGCTTCAACAAATGCAATTAGGAAAATATAATCAAACAGGTATGTCCCAGGCCGAACAGGATGCGTGGGATCGTAGTACCGGAACCCAGATGCAAGGAATGAGTGAGGAAGCCAAGATGCTGCTGGAATCTCTTGGTCATCAGGGCCGAGGAGTTGAAGCGTTCATGCAGGGTGATCAAATTGCAAGAAATTTGGCAGATTTCAGAAACGAAAGAGAACTCCAAAAAGTAAATGAAGACAATTTAAGAAAAGCGGCTGAATATGATGCTTTAGAAAAAAGATATAATTCTTTGCTCGGAAATGAACAAATATCTATTAAGCAATACCAGGACGCTCTTTTAGGAAACAGGATGGGAGCTTTACAGGGATATGCTCAACAAATCTCAGCTTTGGCTCAACAAAATCAAACAAATATTGAAGCATACACGGCTCATGCAAATGTTGTCTATCAATCAATAATGGCTGATATAGGCGTAAGTGAAAGTTTAATGAATCAGGCTTCAGAATATTTCGAACAATACATGGCTCCTTATTATGCCCAGTGGGAAAAAGAAGCTCTGGATGCTCAAATTGCTGCACAAAATAATAGTAATTTCTGGACAGCAGTGGGTACTGTAATAAGTGGTGTGGGAACAGCCTTATTCTTTTTTTGGAAATTAAAATAAAGGGGGCTTTTATGTCTTGGCAAGCAGGAAATTTAGCAAGAGCGCAAAACACGAGAGAGGCTTTAGATAGCGCTTCTCAGATAAAACAGAGAGGAATGGATAGCTTTTTTAAAGGAACTCAGCAGTTGCAGAATGTCGGGTTGCAGATGGGGCAATGGAATCAAAATGAAAAAGCACAATATCGGGATGAGTGGCTTAAAGCTTATGCAAAAGATCCTAATATAGGAACTTTCGAAGAATATTATAAAGCAGCTAAAGGAAATCAGCCGGGCGTAATAGATTTATTTAAAGGCAAGCCTCTTGAACCTGCTCTTTCCGGACAAAGCGGTAATATTGGGACAGCCAATAATTCTTCTATTACAGGCTCAGGATATGAAACTCGATTTCAGCAAGGAATAATGGATTATAAAACCTTACAAAGAGAAAAAGAATGGAATAATTATAAACAGACGATTGCATCTGAAGGATTAAATTTTGAAAAAATGAGTCCTGAACAGCAAAGAGAATTGCGGTTAGATTTTGAAAGGGGCCGAGCCGCTGTGGGGTATGGACATGAAAATGATATTGACAAATCTCAGGGGATAAATAATATCCTTAATGACGGATTCCAGCAATTTGAGGCTTGGAATAAAAAACAGGAATACGATGAAATGGGGAACCTCGTTTCAGTATGGAAAAATGAACCTCCTACTAAAGAACAGATTACGGAAGCCCTATATACAAGTTTTCGTGATGATCCTCGAATAACGGGTTTGCTTGGCACTGATAAAAAATATATAAAAGCAAGAATAAAAGAATGGGTAGAAGGTAGAGATTTAGGTTTAGCAGTAAAAGAAGAGCCTCCCGCCGCAGCCCCGGTTATAACAAAATCCGTTCCGGCAAAAATAGAAAAGATAAAGAAAATTCCCGTTCCCTTTTCAAAACCAATAAATGCGGATTATGTTGCTTCAGGGAATATTCCAACTCCAAAAGATTACAGAATGAAAGAATATCCTAATCAGGTCTCTACAGAAGCCTGGGGATTATCTAACAATATAGTAGATTTAATGAAGGTTGTTAATAAAAATCCTGAAAAATATCAAAAAAATATAAATAATATAAATATACTTGTAGATCGATTTGAAAATCTAAAGAAAACCGGTGCAGGAATGAATCCTAATGAGCTTATAGCTTCATTAGAAGATATGAAAAAAGATATGAGTCTTTATATGCTGACTGGAATTGATCTTTCGCAGATGTATAAAAATTTTCAATAAAAGGATAATAGATGCCCACTCCTTTGACTGAACTTACAAATAAATATCTCAACAATCCCTATCTTCAGCAGAAAAATCCCTACATCCGGCAGTCGCGCGGACTCACCCCATCTCAAAGAGAATTAAGACAATATGTAGAGCAAGAAAAGCAAACTCAGGACAAACAGCTCGATTGGTGGCAGCCGATTGAATTTATATTTGATCTTCTGTCCCGAGGACAATATGTAGCCGCAAATCTCGGGGAAGATCTAGGCCGTATGGCATCCGGGGAGCAAAATGTAGATGCCCTCAAAGGGATAAAAGAAGGGCTTACCGGGGAGAGAAAAGGTACCTGGAAGAAAACCTTTTTTGGAGGAACGGATGTCGGAGAAGATGAAAAGAAAGCCTATGCGGGATGGTTCACTGATACCCCGGAATGGATGAGTGCCGAGGCAAAAATACCCGTGATTGGTCCTACTTCATTTCAGGATGTAATAGGTTTTCTTGGGGATGTTTTTCTTGATCCTACCACTTATATTTCTTTCGGATCTACAAAAGCAGCAAAAGCCGCTGCGAGTAAAATTTATGTCCCTAAAGTTGTCGTTCAAACAGTAAAACAAGCAGGGAATCTGGATATTATTAAGAAGTTTGCGAGCAAAACTTTTGATGTTGATTTTTTTGCTAAACTTCTCGATAAGGGGAAAAAGGGATCTCAAAAGGCATTGACTGAGGCTACTGAATATCTCGGGAAACATGCAGCAAAAAAAGATATTGCACGTTTCCTGAATAAAGTAACGAAGGAAGCATACAAAGAAGGCCTTCGTTTAACTCCGGGCGCCGTTCAAAAAAACTTTACAAAGAATCTCATTACGGATCAAGCCAGGTATATAGATGATACTTCAAAAGCTCTGGTAAAACAGGGGAAAAAACAAGCAAAGCAGACCCTGGAAGCTATGCAAAAATCTGGGGAATTTAGTGGTCTTGACGAATTGATAAGTATTGTGAGTAAAAAAAAAGTTTCTCAAGGTCAATTAGAGACTGTTTATAAAGGCATACTTGAAGCCGGGAAGGAAGGTGGAGCAGGGGCTATTGAGGGTATCCCAAAGAAAATAGCTGGAAGGCTGGAAAATCTCGATAGATACATAGGGGAATTGAAAGAAACTCAATCTCCTGAATTTTTAAAGCAGTTTGCCGGGATGGGTGAACGTTCCATGAGCTTTATGGGTGGGGAGTTTTTTAAGGGAGTAAGGCAGCCTAATATAGTTTCCCGCACCTTTTCTTCTTTTGTGGATTCTATAAAAGAAACAAAAGTGGGTGGGACGTTAAGTAATGCTTTATGGGATATGACTAATACCGGTCCCGTTGGGAAACTCCGGCAGATGTTTGGGTTTAGAAATCCATATCAGAAAATGCTTCACGTGAAACAGTTAGAAGTCACTCATCTTGGAAAAGCAAATGTAGAACGCAGATTAAATGAATTGGCGGATTGGACTTCTCAGTACAGTGATGATGTTTTGAAAAAAGCAACTAGCATATTATCTCAAGCGGAGGATATGGGAATTGATAATATTGAAGATATTCTGACAAAGCCTGCTATTCTGGATAGGCTCGGAGTGGATGAAAAAGAAATAGGTGAAATAAAGAAATATATAGGAGAGCATGTCGCTTTCACAGATCAATTGCATAAAACGGAAATGGATCTTGCCGCCGAAAACTTATTTCCTGAAAAAATGGGATATATAAAATATTATTTACCTCATGTTACCCAAAATAAAGTTGCATCTCAAGTTAAGGGAGGGATGACGGTCCGTGGTTCCTTTTCTCCTGGGTTTTCTAAAAACAGGAATTTAACTACTCTCGAAAGAGTGGGTGGAGAAATAGAAAAGTTTAAGTTGCTCCTGGGTGTTGATGATGTCACGGCTGACTATATGGTAAGAGAATTAAATTGGTCTACTAAGAATATGGACATTAAAGAAATGTTGATGCATAGAGTGATCGCCCATGAGCAGGTAATGACTCATGCAAATCTCGTGCGAGAGTTTAAGGAGTTCGGTATCAGCTTCGGAGGAAACGCTCCACAGGCGGCTATGTCGGCTACGGATTTTTTCGGAGATGTTAATCCGGGAGATGCCCAGAGGAACCAGGCTCTTTTTAGTTTTCTCAAAACTCAAGGGAATGAGATTCCGGAACTCGGTATAAGGCAAATAAATCATCCAGCCTTAAAAGGTATGTACTTTGATAAGGATGTGGCTGGCATTATCGACAAAGTTGTGAGTATCACGGGAAGTGATGAGGGCTTGAATTGGTTCCTGCAAAAGTCAGGGGCTTTTACGGCATGGTGGAAAGGTATGGCTACATCGTATCCGGGATTCCCTATAAGAAATCACCTATCGAATAGATTCACGGCTTTTATGAAAGATGGGGTACGATCTCTTAATCCTAAACGTAATATAGAAGCTTTAACGGGAACTATTCATGGTTTGTATGGTGATGATTTCTTGAAAAAGTTTAAACTGGGAGATGATTTCAGCAAAAAACGTCTTAGGACTTATATTGCCGGAAAACCTATTTCAGAATGGGCTGAAAAGGCAAAAGAATGGGGAATTATCACTAAATCGACATATGCTTTTGACAAAGAAGATTTAGTGAAGCAATTTGCCCAGGGGAAGGAAGGGTTATCTAAAAAATTGAACTTATTTTCAAATAAAAATGTGGTATTTGAAAAATCAAGAGAAATAAATGCTATTGTAGAATCTTATTCTAAATTTGAGTCGTTTTTAAACGATTTAGAATCTATGGCAAAATCCACTACTGATGGGGTTGCTACAGATGCAATGATTTCTGAAGCAGCTATGAATACTAAAAAGTTTTTCTTTGATTATGAAGATTTGACAGAATTTGAACAAAAAGTTATGAAAAATATCATCCCTTTTTATACCTGGCTTCGTAAAAATATAGCCTTACAAACTACTCAAATGATAGAAAATCGGCAAATGTATTCTATGGTGGCTAAGGGGATGCGGGATATTCAGCCTGAAGGAACCGATTCAAAGGATCTTCCCGAATATATGAGAGAACAAGGCTATATCCCTACGGAAAAAACAGGAGAAAACACTGTAAAAACATGGTGGCCTAACCTCCCATATGCCGATCTTAACAAATTACCTTTTCGGTTTGAAGTTAATGATCAGGGAATTCCCCTTCCGGTATGGACTCCTGAAGAAGTAGTTCAGGAGTTTTTATCTTCAGCCAATCCCCTTCTTAAGACTTTCGCGGAAGTGTTCGGGAGTGAGAAAGGTTTCGATATGTTCCGGAAAAGGGATTTAGATTCCCAGGCAGTGGCCCCTCGAGTTTTTCGATTATTTGCTGCCAATCCTCAGATACTTGGATTTATAGATTCTCTTATTAAGGGTGCTGGGTATAAAGATGGACTGGAAGCGGGCAAGGATAGCCAAGGCCGGCTTGTTATTAATGCAAAGATACAGAAGATACTTGAGAACAATTTTGTCGTCTTGGAGAGGATTGATCAAAGCTGGGACTCCCTCACAACAATTATTCCTCAGCTGGAAGATGCAGCTGTTAAAATGACCGGGTATGAAAATAAATATGAAGGGGTAAATAAACTACTCCGGACAATAAGTTTTATTTTCGGAATAAAAGAAAGGGAATTAGATTTGGAACAAGAAAAATTGTATAGATACCGGGAAGTTCTCAAAAAAGCTGAAGAAGAAAAAAGCAAAGCGGCAAAGAAAAAACCAGGAAGGGAACAAAGAAGTAAGAAATATCTTCTCAATGAGAAAAAACGAATGAGAAGAATGGGGTTATACTAATGCCACGGAGTTATATTGATGTTCAGGCCGCGAAAGATGCTCTTTTTAACAAAAAAACAGAAAGTGCAATCTATCAGCTTCCTCCGGGATATATCGCAGGATTTCAACTCGAAGTGACAGATACCAATCAACTTACTGTCGGAAAAGGAATTTGTAATATTCACGGAAAAAGGGTTGAGAATAATTCGATACATATTATTTCAGGAGAAAACTTCGTAGATCCGGATCATATCTTGACAGTCTTCACTTATTATATTTATATTAGCAGTGACGGTCAATTTAAAGTTGACGTCTTGGAAGCTGAATATGATAATGATGGGTATGGATTTTATCATCCGGTTTTAAAGAATTATCGTTATCTCGGAAGATTTCAGATTCATACGGATGGGACTTATTATAATATTTTTCAGCAAAATCCTATTGTAAAGGGTGGAATATCAGCAGCGGCAATTGAGGCATTGTTTTTGTATGCACTCGAAGCGGCTATCATAGGTTATAAAGGGACCGGTATCAACGATTCTCCTTCCGAGGGGGATCGTAGAACTTATATTGATAATGATGAAATCGGGTTCCAGGAATACACAGGAGGTGAATGGGTGAATAGAGCAAAAATAGGGGGAGCAATTGCCGGGTTGTTTTTGGCATGGGTAGGGGCTTGTGGGCTGTATCATCCGGATAACCCTCCAGGAGCTACAGAGTTTTTTCCCGGTGTTAATTATCGTATTTTTAATTTTGAGAATAATTATGAAGATCAAAACGGAATAGATGATTGGTCGGTAAAAACAAATTGTGATTTTAGTGATACTATTTATAAGTTCGGTATTCACTCTTTTTTTGCCACAGAAGGGGATAGGGCGCAATTGCGAGGACC